CAACATAATAATATGAGTGTGTACAAAAATAGAATGATTCGTATGATGTACAAAGACCTATACTTACCTGTACGGTGTTATACACCCACTAAAGCACATTTTTATTCACTACTTGGTGAATGTAAACAACCTTAAGGACTTGAGACCTACCATAAATATGGTGGATACACCTCTGTTCATCGCCGTTCTATTCAACCGCCAGGTGGTGGTTCAGTCACTGATCGAGGCGGGTGCGGATGTCAACGAGGTGGGTGGAAGCAATTGGACACCACTGTTCGTCGCCGCTCAATATGAACACGGAGTGGTAGTGCGGTTGCTGATCAAAGCGGGTGCAGATATCAATAAGGTGGGTAATAAAGGATGGACACCACTGTACATCGCCGCAATGAAGGGTAATGAGAAGGTGGTGCAGATACTACTCGAGGCGGGTGCGAACCTCAATGTGGTGGATGATTGCGGTAGAACACCACTGCATATCGCCATATTAAATGGTCACATGACGATCCCGAAGTTACTGATCAAAGCGGGTGCGGACATCAACAAGGCGAATACATTCGGTGCGGTGCCACTCTACAGCGCCGTTTATTATGGCTATGAGCCGATAGTGCAGATGCTACTCGAGGCGGGTGCGGATGTCAACCAAGCGAGGGGTGACGGTCGGACACCTCTATGGATCGCCACCCAAAACGACCACAAGAGTGTAATGCAGATGCTTATCAAGGCGGGTGCGGTAAAATCCCAGACTGAACAGTAGAATTAAAATTATAAATTAATACTAATGCTGAGTATAGCCATTATTCCGATTGCGTTTTTGGTGTTCACGTCCACGTATTGGATTTGCGTATGTGCGAACGCACGTGATGACGTTGATCTGAGAAAATGTAGTCTCATTCCGGGGTAATCACCTCAAATCCTTATCAGCCGTGTAGTACGTCTTCCCCTTAGTGGCGAAACTGTGCACCCTAGCATACCCCCACGCTTGTGGAGAAGCACCCGGACGATGCCCGGTTCTCCACGCAGCGAGTCCCCTGTTAAACACGGTCTTCACTGTCTTTAGAGGAATCTTAGTAGCCTTAGAAATTTCGGGTAGGGACCTAACCTCTGGTCCGTACATCTTCCTAAACTTCTGGGTGTAGGAGGAAGTCTTAGTTTTTTGTCCCTTGTCCGTGTTGAAGTTGGAGTAGTCCCGTTTGAGCATCTTCTTGTATCGAGTCTCAACCCCCACGAGAGTTGTGAGTCCCCTGAAATATTTGAGCGGAGCATAGATTTTACCCTGTGTTTTACGCAGTTGCCCAACCTTCTTGGTAATTTCAGCATCGGTGAGAGGCATCTTACTTATTATTGAGATATTTTATAGCTACCTCAATACTTGGAAATACTTGTGAACCAAATTTCACACTTCCCGACTTGGGGTCATAATACCCCTTGTGTCCATTGAAGAATGCTCTGTGAAAAGTATACATATAAAAGATATACTATTATATTAATCAGTAGAATGAGTCTCTCAATTATTATGGGAAATATGTTTTCAGGTAAAACTTCAGAACTTATCAGACGACTTAAGCGTCTAAAAGTCATTGGTAAGAATATCCTTGTTGTCAATTCAGCTAAAGATACCAGGTCACCAGATGAAGTTTTGAAGACACATGATAATGTAAAATTCAAATGTCACAAAGTATACGATCTATATGACCTATTTGATTCAGATGAATTTGAAGTGGCTGACATCATCGCGATTGACGAAGTTCAATTTTTTCCAAAACTCAAAAAGTTTGTGGAATATTGCATCTTTGAAAACAAGACGGTAATTCTCGCAGGACTAGATGCTGATTCTTTCCAGAGGAAATGGGGTGAAATCCTTGACTGTATTCCACTGGCGTGTGAAGTAACCAAACTTTCAGCCCTCTGTAGGAGATGTAACCATGCAACTCCTGGTCCGTTCACGAAGAGGCTTGTTGGTAACAAAGAACTTGAACTTATCGGTGGAAGTGATATGTATGAAGCAGTGTGTCGTAAACACCTCTAGAACCGTTTCACATCTAATATGAGGACGACACGTCTTTGTGTTCCACGTTTAACAACGCCATGTATTCTTGCGTGGTCAAAGAGGAAGTCTTCACCCTCCTTGTGTTCATGAGCTCCCCTCTCGGTATAGAGTGTGCAATCACCACCACTCTCTATAGTGATATGATAACGAAGTAATAGGTTTGTTTCGGCACGATGTGGCGCTATGGACATTGGTGCATCCATGACTGCAAATAGTGCAGTCTCTTTGTCAATACATGCTATCTGATCAATGAGACTTTTCAGAAGAGGGAAGTCCTCCACTTTGTAATAGTAATAATTTGGATTCTCGTCAAACCATGGATCCAATTCATGAAACAGATATTTCTTAGCACCCTCTGAAAATTCGTCAAACTCTTTACGAATCTTATCGTAGTGTAACTTCACGAGCCATAGACCGGGGTAATTCTTTGTTGAATATTCATACCCCCAATCTATCATATCTATGAGGGTGTTCCTTATTCCAATTAGAGGTCTCAGGGGGTTTTGGAAGTATAATCTATCTATTGGGGACTTCATGTAATCGTTAAGTACTAAAAAAATTGGTACCAATAGGAGCCGCCACATTAATTTCTCAGTATAAAATAAAAATGCCCGGTTACGGCGGAAAGATGGAAAAATATGCCCCCAGTAAAACTGAAGATGTTCAGACCGTTGAGCACCGTTTTGTGTTGCCTACATTCCCCAGATTCACCATTGTCCAATTGACCCTCATTGGTCTCCTATTGGCATATGCTTGGACGAGTCGTAAAATGAATCGTGCGGCTGTGTCCACTGTGGCTCTCGGTATCGGTCTTCTCCACATGTATGATCACCTCTACCGTGTCAAGCGTGGTGATGAGCGCCTGTTCTTCTTCCCAGAAGCTAAGAAGGAGGGGTACTGTGGTGCGTGCCGTAAGTAAACATAACGTATAAATAATTCTCTCTACTTATATTTTATTTCTCATGAAATATAAGAGATATGCAGGTCAAAGTCACCAGAAGTCCCAATCGTAAAAAAAAGTTTAGAGCTCTCCTCGAAGATGGTAGGACTGTTGACTTTGGTGCAAGTGGATACTCGGATTATACCAAACACAAAACACCCTCACGAATGCGTTCCTATGTTCTCAGACACGGAGGAAGAATACCAAGGAGTGTTATTGCAGAGAGAGATCCTAAAAAGATCCAAGAGAAGATGTTGAAGATAGATTACAGCTTCTCTGAGAATTGGGGGATTAGTGGTATTGGTGGTGCGGGTTTTTGGTCGCGGTGGTACTTGTGGAGTCATCCAAACTTTGAGGGTGTCAAGAAGTTTATGTCAAAGAGGTTTGGAATTAAAATTGTAAACTAATACTAATGATTGGTCTAGTGATTATTCCGATTGTATTTTTGGTATTTTATCTCCTATCCAAATACAAGTCTAAAATAAAGATAGACTCTGAAAAAGACAAACCACCACCTATAAACCCAAGTACCCCCGGTGTTCATTACTACGAGGAATGCGACTATGAGGGTAAACATATACACACCGATGAGGCTCCTTCAACTATAACAGGAAACTTCAAATCTGTCCGTGTTGTTGACGATTTTGACGTGAGGGCCTACAACACAGATGATGTTGAGGTATTTTTAAGGGGGCCAACCACCATCAAGTGTACATCCTTTAAAAGTATGGATATCACAAATTAGGTTGCAAGACCACGTCTTTTGAGATTGGCTTGGAGATTAGCCATAAGTCTAGCACGTGGATTATTAGCAGGTGGTGGGGGTGGTACGGGAATCACACGAATTGGTAGAGGTGGGGGTATGGTGGTGCGCACTGGTCGTGGGGTTCGTGGAGTGTTAGGTTCAGCCTCTTTTAGGACCATCTTACAAACCTTGATAAACTTCTTCGCATCTCTAGCTTGATTATCTAATGTCGGGTGAGACTTCTTCTTCTTTCTTTCAAGTTTAGCTTGAAGTTCCTTCTTGGTGAGTTTGATCCTTTTACCTTTGACATCTTTGGTCACCCTGAAGCCTAAACTTTTAACTCTTTCTTTGAGATCCATTTACTATATATCAGGAAATTATTGGTACCTGACACCAGCTCGGGTCGCTGCATCGTCAATCTCGTCAACCATTTCCCAAGCCAACATACATTCTTCTGTATTTGCATCATGGTGTTCACAAATAGTATGAGCAATGTCAAGGGCCTCGTGAAGAATCATTTTTAGACGCACTTGTCTCGTGGTGAGTTTAACGTGTTCATGAAGTGAGGGAGCTTCATACATGTGCTGTAAAGCTATACGTCTAATCTCAGATTTCTTCAATTTATTATGAATCTCATCACTGTGTTGAGCTTTAGGTCTAATCATACAAGTAGTAAGTGTCCTTATCATTAGATTACATAACATTTAAAGCTTTATAACATATAACAAGTAAATGGAATTCATTTATGAAATAGAGAATGCTTTACCAAAGCAAATATGTGAAATAATAATAAAACGTTACCAAAAAGATGACAGGAAAAGACCATCAAAAACATTTAGTGATACTAAAGATGTACGAAAATCAAACGTTTTAAATTTTTCATACTTAGAGGACTGGAAGGACGTTGATGATATCATATTTGATGTTTTTACAAAAGGTTTTAATAAATACAAAGAATATATTAAAACCCATATTAATGGTAATGGTGATGAATCTATATCTCACGCTATATGTGAGGTATTTACAGACCTATTAGATGAAGGATATTTTGTTCAAGAGTATAAAACAGGTGAGTATTACAGATATCATATAGATGATCACGCTAAAGGTAATACACCTCGTACTATATCATGTATTCTATATTTAAACACTCTAGAAGAAGATCAAGGGGGGTGTACGGAGTTTATTGGCGGTAAAAAAATTAGACCAATTCAAGGTAAATTGTTGATGTTTCCATCGGGTTGGACATATATTCATAGGGGTGCACCTGTAAAAAACAGTGGTGTAAAATACACCATTGGAACATGGGCAATTTAAAGAATATATATGTGTAGTACTAATGGAAGCTCGTGTTGCTATTACGAAAGTATTACTCCCACGTATTAGACAACTTGAACAGGAAGTGGCCGAATTAAGAAAGCAAACATGGCCATATGTTCAAGCTCAAAAGGAGGATATGGGTATGCGTGATTTAGAAGAAATTGTAGAGTTTTTCAAAGACCTGGATGATGAAACTTTGTTGAAACTCTTGAGAATGAAGAGGAAATTCTCGAGAAATCCACCAGGACTCCCGGGGAGGGAGGTTGACATTGTCATGAACCTACGAAATAATTTTTCTTAGTGTATACTAAATGAATCTCGGTCTATTTACCGCACCAGTTGTCGCTTTTCAAAAAGATAAAGATCTTGACTCAAGTACATTAATTTCGTTGATATCTTCGTGTATGTGTTGTATGATGATGCTTTACGGTGGTATGAAAGCACCTATGAAAAGTCCACCAATGATGATGGGTATGCTCGTATGTTGTCTATGTAGTATCTTCTCCACTACGATGGTAGGTACAGATACTGCACACCGATTTAGTCGGTCTGAATAATTAGAAAAAATCATCTGTTCTGTACATAGTAACATTGAATGAACCAGTTTTACCAGTCACTGAGACTGCTTCATTTCCATATAGTTCCTGGCATCCAATGTCCTCCATACAATCACGCGAGTCGTGACTCACTGGGAGAGGGTATAGGTTTTCACCACCAGTTGTGGTGTAGTAATTATAGCGGTCACGGCGTCCTCTGACTTCTTTACCGTAGAGGGGTAGGGTCTCATCACCGTCACCTATGAGGACGCCCATCTGCTGCATATGACCAGGTTTGTATTGCTTGATAGGTGCTTGTCTAAACTCCCGACTATGGGGCCTCTCTTGACGTTCCATAAATCTTGGTTGAACCGGCATCACAGGAACGGGGACGTCTACTGGAACTTCAACTAATTTAGGATTTTGGTACATGTACCCAACTATAAGTATGAGAACAATGAGGGCAACCCATAGGATTTGAGTTTTTGTTTTGTTCTTAATCTTCATTACTATAGTTAAGGAAAATCTTTTATATAAAGATATGAGGGTACTCGCCATAGATATTGGGTACCACAATATGGGTCTCGTGGTCGCCGAGTGTGGGAATGGACCAAAGATTGATGTGAAGTATATAAAGAAGGTAAGTTTAGAAGACTATAAATATATTCAAACAAATGGTATAGTTGACCTCGTACCCCTTATGGTGGATGATCATAGAGATATATTTGATAGTGCAGATACAATCTTAATAGAGAGACAACCACCGGGTGGTTTTACAAATGTTGAGGTACTTTTAAATTACATGTTCAGAGATAAAGTTGTACTTGTTTCACCTGTGAGTATGCATGTTCATTTTGGTATGAGACACCTAAACTATGACGAGAGAAAGGATAGGACTGTAGAAATAGCCAGTAAACACATGAAAGAAGAAATTCCTTATGAGAGGAAGCATGATATAGCGGATGCATTGTGTATGATTTTGTATCATAACTTTAAGGTATCAGTTCACTCATTTGATCAGTTTAAATATTCACCTAAAGTATAATGCCAACCACAAAACAGATTCAGAGTGCGCGTAAAAAATTAAAACCCACTCCCAAACCTAGAGGTAACAGTCCAAAGATACCATCAGCTGCTTTACTCAGAATTATCAAAGCAGATCCTACCGTGCGTCGTAATAAGGAGTTTATGAAACGTGTTCATGAACTCACGCGGAAGAAGTAGACTTCTTCTTTTTCTTCTTTTTATCCCGGATAATCTCTAGAGAGTTTACAATCTTCTCTAAAACTTGAGACATATTGTATGTACCTGGGTTATTCATATACTCCCTGAGCTGATCAATATTATAGTCTATAGAGTTCTTCTCACCCTTAATCTGCTCATTGAGAATTACCATACGTCCTTTAGTCTCCTCAATTATTTCTTCAAACTCATCTTTCTGGGTGGTAAAATCTTCATCAAGTTTATTGGTCGTTTGAATAAGATATTGATACTGTTTTTTTAGTATTTCCCTCTTAACATCAGACTTCGCCATCATGATACGCCTATCAATGTCATTCATCTCCCTCTCAATGAGATCAGCAGATTTCATGTAATTTGTTTCCAATGTATTTTTTTGAATACAAAGGCGACCGAGATTTTGTTCGTGCTGTTTGTATTCGTAAAGAGATTTACTCATGTTATATCTACTACTAGTTCAAAATCTTTATATCATTTAGGAACCAGTTTTTTGAAGTCGTCAATAAACACATCAAAACGTCCGAGACGATATTGTACAACAGCCCATAACGCGAAAAATACTGTTTTTGTGAGATTATTTACATCGTTGTCTTCCATCTTATATATGGGGCTCACAACCCTATGCATAAAAGTCTCTTCCTTCTCCTGACCAGTCACATACATCTCAGCCTGAGTTAACGCACATGTATCGTCATTTACAGACCAATGATAAAATAAGAATGGGATGAGTATCGAATAAAACTCTAGGTTGCGCCTGTCATTTGTGAAAGGAATCACGAGAATGGCTATGAGAAAAACAAGATGAATCCAAAATATTATATTCATCTAGTATAAGATGAGTGTAGAAAATTTTAGCGGTATGTCTACATCAGCTCTGAAAGAAAAAGAACTCGAGCTAAGGGAAAACAGTTGGAATGATCAGCATGAAAATATATTACGTCAGTGGGGTGAGGCGTCTGGGTGTTATAGGTTCATGAATCACAGGGCGTACCTCATGTACAAGTCATTATCAATGCGGTTTACTTTGCCTGTTATTGTTCTCTCAACTCTTACTGGTACAGCGAACTTTGCGCAAGATCAATTTCCAGAATCAGTCAGAGGTGCAGTTCCATCTATCATTGGTGGTCTTAACTTGATTGCTGGTCTCGTAGCGACGATTTCAAATTTCTTAAAGATTAATGAGTTGATGGAGAATCACAAGGCGGCCGCGTTATCATATGGTCTTCTATCTAGAAATATCCGTCTCATGTTGGCTTTGGCCCGACGAGAACGTTATTCAGATGGTTTAGATTTTGTAAACACATGTAAAGCTGAATATGATCGTCTAATAGAACAGTCACCTTCCATTCCAACAAGTATCCTGAATGATTTTGAAAAGCAATACCCCCTGAATAACACATTTACAAAACCAGAAATCCTAGATGTTCGTGCAATTCCGAAGTATAAACGTGCGAGTGTACCAGAGTCTATTACAAAGGGTGGTCCCTTCAGTAAAATTGGAGAGCTGGTACGATCAAAGAATGAATATCAAGAAAAAAGTAAATTACTCGAGGAATTGGGTTCGGAGGAGGAGGAGGAGGAAGAAGAAGAAGACGCTAAATCTGAGGAGTCTGAAGAAGAGACAGACGTTGAGCAAGGTATACCAAAAGAATAAGGACCACAATATTAGTTAAAGCAGCGCATACTGCATATGGTAAAATTTTCCTTTTTAAAGGTTTTACGATACGTTCTTGTAGTGCGTCATTCTCGAGCACTAAATCTATGGCTTGATTAGTAAGATCATCAATGGACTCTTTCATTAAAATAATCAGACAAAAAAAAGAAGAGCCTGTTACCACACTTCACACAAATCAAATTGAATTATTGAAGAAATATATTTCCGAACGGAAGAATGTATTTATATGTGGTTCATCTGGTGTTGGTAAATCCTATTTACTAAAGTCTGCACTTGACGAAATAAATAGTATAGAAATAGAAAAAGATCATCTAAAGTCTAAATCACCTTTTCTATCGTTCATACAAAATGCACCAAAACATGCATTTATTGAAGACTATGATTCAGATTTCAAATCTATCATAGAAAAGGTTTCTGATGGGGGGAGAATGACACGAGGATCATTAGTCGTGACCTCAGTAAATATGTGTATATTCCCCAACTTTGAAATTATTTTCATACCTAGACATAAACCTGGTAGATTATTAACCCTCATAGAAGATAGATCTTCACTTGCAGAGAATGCAGCAATTAGATGTAATGGTAACATTCGGGACTTTTTCACATATTTAGATGGTTTTGATGACAAGGATGTTTTCAAAACACCTAAAGAGTATATCAAGGATATTCTAAGTGACCCAGACCCTATAGGTATCCCAGATTCAATACATGAACATGGTCATATATGGGATATATTTCAAGAGAATTACTTAGATTCTAAGGGTGTAGATGTGACAGGTGTAACGGATGCATTTTGTGAGGCAGATATGTATGATACACAAATGTATACGATGGGTAACTGGCATCTAATGCCTTATTTCATACTCAATGCACTCGTGATACCAAAGTCTGCACTTGGAAAACCACTAGACAAGGATACCATTAGACCTGGGAGTTGTTGGACAAAGTATGGAAACTATCGGATGAGAAATCAAAAGTATAAAGAAATTCAAAAACGTGGTGGTAATAACTTATGTATTGACGATTTATGTTTGATAAAGAAGTATGCAGAAAATGGCGATTTGCAGCCTATGCTTGATTATGGTTTAACCCCACAAGATTTTGACGTAATGAATCATTTAGCAGTAGGAAATAGGTTAAAACAGAGAGACGTAACAAGAGTAAAGAAAGCATTGAAATATGCCTATGAACAAGGAAAAGCATGAAGAAGAGGAAGAAGTTTCCGAATGCACTAAAACTATCGGTAACGAACTCCATTTTTATGGTGATATTACCCCTGAGAATACCCTAGAGTTTGTTGAGGCTTTCAAGAAATTGGAGATTCACTTACTCAAACAACAAGCTGATCTTATCGGGTATCAACCACAGATCCGTGTTCATATCATGAGTGGAGGTGGTGATGTCTATTCGGGGTTTGCCCTTAAGAATATCATAGAGAAGTCTAGGGTTAAAGTTATCACTATCGCACAAGGTGCTTGTTGCTCAGCGGCTACTTTCATGTTCCTAGGTGGATCAGAGCGTCGCATGGGGTTGAATGCATACCTTCTGATTCACCAGATTTCAACTGAAATATGGGGGGAGTTTAAGGATCTCAAACATGAGATGAAAAATTGTGAGAAACTTATGAAGGATCTCAAGAAGATGTATATGTCAAAGACTGAGATCCCCGAGAAGAAGTTTAAGAAACTGATGAAGAAAGACCTCTATTTGTCGGCATCAAAGTGTCTAAAGTATAAGATTGCTCACGCTGTTGATTAATCGTTACATATCTTCTATAGAGACCTAATACACACAAAATTAAAAATCCTATTGCAAATGTATTGGTGTTCATAGGCAGATTTGTACGTTCTGGTGGCCTAAGTCGCTCCATTCTACCATAGTTTACAACTGGTATCATAATTAAAGTTGAGAAATTATTTAAACGTACAATGGAACGCCTTATCCGAGAAGATAAAAATGGAAAGCAGAGATTTACCGATATTCACGTAGAAGATCTCGGTGGTGGTACTGCAGATATCGTAAAGACCAGTGGTATGGTTGGTAGTGATAAAGTGATTGTGTCACGAACTAATGTGAAGACGGGCTACGAAAAAGCGGTGTCCCGTGCACAAACCATGTGGAACAATGAGAATATCAAAGTGACTCAAATTCTACCAATGTTGGCTAACAAATGGGAGGATCGTCAACAATACATATCCGAACCCTTTTACGTTCAACCTAAAATTGATGGTGTTCGTCTACTTGTGTCTAAAAAGGGGTGCTTCTCTAGAACTGGTAAACCCGTCAAGGGAATTGATCATCTCTCTGATGGCCTCAGAGAGGGTGAGTGGTTAGATGGTGAGTGTTATGCACCCAATAAAACGTTTGAAGAAATCACAAGTATATTCAAGACAAACCCCAAAGATCTCGAGTTTCATATTTTTGATTACTTTGATCTTGAACGACCAGAACTAACATTTGAAGAACGTATGGATTGTATTAGTATTGAAACATTCTTGGTCAAAAAGAAATCTAGTGTGAAAACATATCACGATCTTTTCACTTCACGTGGATATGAAGGTGTCATGATTAGAGATGCCAGGAGTACATATGAAATTGGGAAGAGGAGCAACTATCTCCTCAAATATAAGGAGTTTCAGACCGAAGAGTATGAAATTATGGGTGCAAAAACGGGTCATGGTAGGGATGCAAACGCTGTTGTTTGGATGTGTAAAACCCAAGGTGGTCAGGAGTTTACTGTGAGACCCGAGGGTACTATTAGTCAACGCGAAGAACAATACAAGAATTACAAGAAGTATATTGGAAAAATGCTCACAGTGCGTTTCCAAAACCTTACTAGTATGAAGGTACCACGTTTCCCAGTAGGTGTGGTGATTAGAGATTATGAATAATATATCATGTAATTATAGATGAATACGAAGATTGCTATCGATGTAGATGAAGTCCTTGTTCACTTTCTCAAACCCATGGCTAAATGGAAAGGTGTTGTATTACCTAAACAACCAAAGTATAATTATCTTTATAGAGAAGTTTTTAATTGCACAGAAAAAGAATCACAAAAAATACTCAATGAATTTTACTTTTCCGAAGATTTCAAAAACTTACAACCCATAAAGGGATCCCAATTTGCTATGCAGAACTTGAATAAAGTGTTTGATAGAATGTATATAGTCACGGGTCGTCAAGAAATTGTCCGAGAACCCACTGAACTTTGGATTGAACATTTCTTCCCCGGTATTTTTCATGATGTCATTCTCACAAATAGTTTTACGGAGAATGAAATCAAAAAAGTGGATGTATGCCGTGCTCTATCAATTGGGTGTATTATTGATGATAGTATGGGTACATGCAATGAATGTATGATTGGTGGTATAGAGGCTTTAAACTTTATCGGCGAGGAGACGTATCCATGGTGCGAAAAAAGTGAAATTAGTGTACCTGGTTGGGGAAAGAATTTAAAAAATTAATCAGTTGTTGATGTGTAGTATTCAACGTAAAGAATTACACGATCTTCATCGGACTTATTCTCCGCCCAATGAGGAATTCTACCATCTAAAATCACATGTTTTCCATCTTCCTCATTTACCATGCCAATTTTTTTATGATGAAGATAACACTCATTGGGACACTTGAGACCTAGATGATACGTGAACATATATTCTGGTCCAACACTATCAGTGTGCTCTTTTAATTGTACACCCCCTTTCATGAGAGCAAAACCAGCTATACGAATTCCCGGTATCTGAGAAAGTAATTTAAATGTTTCTGGACATTTCAAACAATTCCCTAATACTGGTTTACTTTCCCATATGATAGGCCAACTAATCCATTCATTCTGTACATGTGTTTGTCCACCTTTCAACCACCCACATTTACCAGAACTGTAATCCGTAACAATTTCATGAAGAATATCAGATCCTTCCCATTCACCTGTAGGTCTAGGTTTTTCACTTATGAATACATCTGTTGGTAAAGTGTCCAACTCCACACGAAGTGTTTTCCAGTGGTCTTTGAGCTCTTTAAGATGCATTTAATATATAGGGGTATATTTTTTTAAGTTTCTCTATGTGTATATTTTGAAAAGTTTCTCATGATGATTTCGTTTGCGATATTTCCCACAAAGTTCATCGGTCTCAATATATCACAAATTAAAATAACTCTATACTTGTCGGTATTGTTCTCAACATAATGAAGATATGAATCATCTAGTAAAACAACCTCGCCATCTCTCCAACTATAGTTTTTACCATCTATGTTAATAAAACACTCATCACTGTTGGGTGTTATTAGACCCATATGTAACCGTATACATCCACGATACGGACCTGTATGGGCTTTAATTTTGGCACCCGGACTTAGAACCGAGAACATAGCCATCTTAATATTTGGCATACTCTCTATCAAAGCCGAACTCCTAGGGCATAACTGCTTACCCTTTGGGTCCGTTTTATTTTGCCATGATAGATAGAGACGTGTCCACTCTGATTCGGTCTTAATTAGAGTGTAATAAAACATATCATTCTTTATAGTGTTAAAACTTGTGTATATGCTACTCGCTTCGTCCCTGAATATTTCAAAGTTGTTCCAAATAACTAGAGCTTCGTTTAACATGAATATTTCTCTATATAAAGGTTGTAATGGTACCTTTGATGTCAATGCAAACACTTTATTGAAAAAAAATAAAAGTTTTCGCATCAGAAGTATTGCTCTAACATCTGTCATTTAAATGAGATGACATTATTTAATAAAAAATAATACCGCGTACTAGTATAAATGAAGAATCAACATACATACGCCATAATTATTTCAATTGTTTTGGGCTACCTATACTATCAGATGATGGAGGCGTCCATACCCACAGATGCAAATTGTAGTTATATGGCTGCACCAATGACAGATTTTCTTGCGTTTTTATGGGGTTTTATTCTAGTTGGATATGGTTTCAAATATGATAATCCTATATTAACCATGTTAGGTTCCACAATTATTGTTGAACATATTTTCCAGCTCAAAAGAAAGACGTCAGATTAATCAGATTATCGCTATTCGTCAATTTCATAAAAATAACTTCTTTACTGTAACCACCTTTCATGACAAGATTAACTTCTCCACATTCAGTTCCCTCTCTCTTATATCTATCACATGCAACTTGAGTCTTCATGGTGATATTCATATCTGGGCTATATCCGATGAAGGTTGTATCAACTTCACCATTCTTGTCACGAGATTCAACTATAGCTTTCCACGAATAGGGTCCAAACTTCCGCTCATTACGTGTCTCAATAGGTGGAGGTGGGGCGTTTAAACTCGCGGCTTTTATCCGTCCACCAAAACGTCGTTTAACTGAAACAACTGGATGTAGAACAGTCAACATTTAAAAATAATACAATCATAGTTTTAAGTTATTTTTACTATTTGGAATATATCAAGTAGTAAAAATAATGGATGCACTCAAAGGGTTTCGAACCCCTGACCTCAAGCTTACTAAGCTTGCGCTCTACCACTGAGCTATGAATGCGACACCGAGAACCCACGTCCTCCACACCGCCCCCCACGCTGATTAATATACACATCAATTCTTTAAGTAGAACTTTTCAATCTTTTTAAAATACTATTCTTCCACCCAGCTGCCTCGAGTTGTTCTTTTGAGGTAGATTTAAGATCTTTTCTTTTTAAAACACCTGTTGTAGATAACTCTTGCCATTCATGTAATGATATCGTTGAATCTCGTAATTGTTCATCTGTTTTCTCACGTTGTTCTAAAATCCTTTCGTCTAGGGTTTCATCAGCTGCTCTCATGAGGTAATACGCCATCGCAGTAATTTCTTTTTCGTTGAAGCTGAAGTGGTCATCAACGCCATCATCTAAATAACTTTTAGCGAAAGACTCTTTGATGAGAGTTCTCAACTCATCAAAATCTAAATTACCCGAACCACCAGTGTCAGCCTCTTTAAAACTTTTGGTGGCAACACACGCTTGGGTAGCGTACCGAGCAGCTTCACGTCGGATATCAAACGTCTCTAACATGGCACCTCTATATAATTCAGACTTGTCACCTAAACCAAATTTAGCAATGAAGCCAACAAGTGTAGTCGCAAGTCCTAATAGAACAATACCAGATGTAAATTGCATGAGAATGAAAAGGTAGTCTATTTCCCCAATTAAACCAGTTTGTTGTATATCAAATAATATACCATACCTGTAAAAATCGTAATACATACCATTTGGTTGCCCACTTGTCAAATTAATTGGGTTGTTTATGTCAAATGCTGCACCACCACCGACTTGGCTATACAATATTTCATCACCTTTGGAGAACCAACCAATTTTGGGGGATACTGTCACGACAGCGTACACATCTTCACCCCCCATATCTGTATGTAATACTCGGTCAAGGTGGAAGTTATGATACTTGACCTCTATATTTAGGCGCAACCCACTGGTTCTCACGTATGGGTACTTTTCGGCGTCTTCTCCCACACCATTGAAACCCGTGATATCTAAACCATCTACGTTCTGTTCATCGAATGGTTTATCAAGTTCAATCCCGGTAATGTTTAACCACTCAGACACTTTCAGACGAATTGCAGAACCCCTTTCAAATGTGTATATGTTTTCATCAAACCCCTCTCTCCTAATATACGTAAGTGGTTTTGCCCCAGATTCTATACGAGAATCGAAATAATGATTGAATGCGAAATAACTCTCTTCTATACCAGGTGCTAAAAAGTTTGTAGATTTTGAATGTTCACATCGTCCCATGACCTCTGTCGCTTCTCCAAGAC